ATGGTCAAAATGATGCGTGGCTCTCTGAAGTTGCATATCTTTTAAATATTATGAGAGATGTTGATATAGAAGTTACACATGATAGAGCTGATATTACTGGTAATAACAATGACGAAACTTTTAGAGCTAGAAAATATAACGAAGGTAATCCACAAGATCCTAACGATTTACATCACGTAAGAATGGTTAAACTAAGATATAAAGATGCTTTAAAAATTAATTGGTACCTTGGTTTAATTAAACAACCAAACGAATTTATAATAAAACATCTTAAAGAAAAAACAGATCCCTTTGTTTTACTTAAAGAAAAATTTGATGTATATAGAAAACAAGGCGCAATAGGCGCAGGGAAACAAGATGCAAGAGTCACAGATCAAAGAGAAATTAAAGTCAGCTATTCAAATTTACCAAAAGACCAGAGATAAAAGAGCTGGTGAGGTAGTAACTCATTTAAATAATTTACTTACTACATATAGAGCTAGAAAAAGTTTATTAGCTTATGCAAAGCATATGTATCCTGGTTACAAGGATCCTGCGCACATACAGCTAATTGCCAAAAATTTAGAGAAGCTTGAAACAGGAGAAATAAAAAGACTAGCGGTCTTTATGCCACCACGACATGGTAAAAGCATGCTTTGCTCAGAATTTTTTCCTGCTTGGTATCTAGGAAATAATCCAAACGAATTTGTAATTCAATCTACTTATGCTCAAGAACTTGCAGATGACTTTGGTCGTAAAGTAAGAAACCAAGTACAAGGAGATGATTTTAATAAAGTCTTTCCACAAGTTGCATTAAGATCAGATAGTACATCAGCTAAAAGATTTCATACTATACATGGTGGCACTTATTCTGCGGTTGGTGCAGGAGGTGCTATCACTGGTAGAGGTGCACATTTATTAATTATTGACGACCCGATTAAAGGTAGAGAAGACGCAGAATCAGAAGTGCAAAGAAGAAATCTTTTAGAATGGTATAAGTCTGTAGCTTATACTAGATTACAACCAGGCGGTAAAATTATAGTAATTCAAACTAGATGGCATCAAGATGATTTAGCTGGATATATTTTAAATGAATCTGGAGAAGACTGGAAGATTTTAGACTTACCAGCTCTAGATGATAAAGGTAATGCGTTATGGCCAGAGGCTTATAATAAAAAAGATTTAGAAAAAATACAAAACACTGTCGGTGAAAGAGTATGGCAAGCTCTTTATCAACAACGTCCTAGTAATGAAGAAGGAAGTATTATTAAAAGAGATTGGTGGAATATTTACGAAGGAGATAAAATTCCTACTTTAGGTTATGTTGTACAATCTTATGATACTGCGTTTAGTACAAAATCTTCTGCTGACTATTCTGCTTGTAGCACATGGGGAGTATTTACAGCTAGGGACGAAAACAATGTTCCTTATGCTGCATGCATATTATTAGATTGTTGGAAAGAAAGATTAGAGTATCCAGATTTAAGAAAACGAGCACAAGATAGTTATTATGAATGGATGCCCGATCAAGTATTAATTGAAAAAAGAGCTTCGGGCCAGTCTTTAATACAAGATATGCGTAGGTCGGGAGTACCTATAGTTACTTATACTCCAGAAAGAGATAAGGTCTCTAGAACTCATAGTGTAGCCTCTATGTTTGAGGGTGGATTAGTGTTTACAATGGAACAAGATTGGACTAAAGATGTAATAGAAGAATGTGCTCAATTCCCTTATGGGAAACATGACGATATTCATGATACGATAGTACAAGCTTTAATGAGGATTCGAGATGGATTTTTAGTATTACATCCCGATGATCCAGAGGACGATGACAATGAAACACGAAAACAATTGCGCAAGGACAAACATTATTACTCTTGATACCTTTCGTGTAACTCCTCGAAAGACTACCACTAAAGAAAAAATAGCTCTACAAGATGATCAAGTAGTTAATGCTTTTTCTGATGCATGTATTAAAATTACTGATAAAATAGATATTAAAGGCTATGCTCTTGTAGCATGGGACGAGAAAGGAGTACCTTGTATTTCGTGGTCTACAGGCCATATTAAATCTCCTATAAGCGAGATGATGCTTCCTACCTTTACACACTCTGTATTTCAAGGTATATTAAATAAAAAACTAAGTACACCGGAGGACTTAAAAGATGACTAACCCATTTAAAAGAACAGGTAAGCAACCTAGACTTGGAGTAAAAAGTTTTAGTGTTCAAGATGTTAAGGATGCTGATAAAAGATTTTATGATAAGTTTCCAGGAGCAGTAGAGGATGCAGCTATGTTAAAAAAAGCTATGCAAAATCCTGGTGATGAAGTCGTAAAAATAGACGATGATAGAAAGGCAGAACATGCTAAGATGATGAAAGCAATGAAAATACAAGTGGAGATAACATAATGAAAATGACAGCTGGCGCAGGATCAGGAGAAGGCAGAATGCAAAACTCTAAAATGACTGGTAAAATGATGAAGAAAAAAAAGAAAAAGAAAAAA